TATATCTTCTAAGTCACGAGATAACCAATCAAAAAAGTCGTCTGGGTCATCGGTTTTAACTTCACCGTTATCCATTGCCCACTGCATTAAGTCGTCTTCTGCTTTTCTGGCTGCTGGTGACATGAAAGATAGGTCTCCAGATTTGTATGCTTTTGTAAGTTCTCTTTTGTGTTTCTTGAAGATATCTTTCATCTTCATTCTCTCTATAATAGTTTCTTCGTTTGCATACTGTAATGCATTCTGAACTTCTTTTGATTTGAGAATCTTATCACCGTAGAACTTTTTGATTTCTTGTCTTGCTATAGTATCTGCACCAGACATGTCAAGTGCAACTTCTACTGCCTTTTTAACTTTTGCATCTGATACTTTGTTTTTTCTGAAGTAATTTGCAACTTCTTGACCAGTAAGTTTCATCTTACCGTAAGGACCTAATGGATTTACTTTACCATCTTTGTCTAAAACTTTCTTTGCTTCATGAAATAGATTCATTCTACTCTCCAAATATTGCGTATGATAGTATATCGTCTTGCATGATGATTTCTGCCATTTCTTCTCTGAATGCAGTGTCACCATCAAATTTGAAGTTAGAGTGTTGTTTGTTTGTCATAACGATAGTTCCATCGTATGCCATTACTTCTAACTTTTGTAATTGTTTTATTACTGTCTCACCTTGTTTTTTAGAATCTTTGAAACCTGCTTTGACTTCATCTTTGATGACTTTTTGTAGTTCCTTTACTATTTTATTGAGTTTAGGTGATTTATAAACAAATGCTTTTTCTTCACCATGTTTATTGGTAAGAGCATCTACTTGTTTGTAATAATCTCTTGATGATTCTGAAACTACTTCTTCTTTTTGAAGTTTGGCAATCTGGTCTTTCATCTTTTTGAACTCAGGACCACCATGTTTCACATCCATTAACTTGTTATATAAGTCAATGATTTGTTCTTGCTTCTTAGGATTTATTTTCTCAACTGCAAGTCTTAGATTTTTTTTTTCAGCGTTATCGCCAAGTTTTATAAATTTCTTTGAAGGTTTTGCTTCGTCTATCTCGTTAGAGTTTTTTAAGTCTTTTAGGTTTCCACGATATTTAATCTTGCCTTCAACAGAGATTTCTTCGTTTTTACCTTTGTAGTTTTTGTCTACATAGTCAAAGAATTTCTTTTTCTCTTCGTCTGATTTGAATTCAGCGGGTGAAGTCACACCAAATTTTTTAAGTGCTGACTTGAAAAAGTCTTGATATTCTTTAGAACCTTCTAAAACTGATTTAGATGCTTCTAATAGGTCACTTGATAACCCTAGTGTTGTAAATTTCATTGTTCTAATTCCCCTTTATCGAAATAATTGAATAATTTTTCTTTGCCTTCTTCATCCAGTCTAAGGGACTTAGATAAACGACCTAACATGTTCTTTTCAGTGAGTTTTGTTATTGTTCTTTCAACAGAAAGTTTCTCTTCTTTAACTTCTACTACTGTTTCTTCTGGTAGAGGTTTAACACCTGCTTTTTTAAACATTTTTTCTAGTTCTTTTTGACTAGCCATGTTTCTGTTCTTGTTGTCTGCACCCATAGAGAATGTAGTTTTCTTAAATCCATCAGGATTTTGTTTCTGCATTCCAAGTGCAACTTTAACATCAGTCATACTGAGAAGTTTTGCAATACCCATAGATTCTGTTTCACTATCTGTATTGAATACCTTCTTAATCATCTCACCAGAAGATGCTTCTAAGACCAACTCTCCTGTATCTTCTACAAAAAAGGTTGCAAGTTCTTCATCTATTTGGTCACTTAGAATATCATCCGCAGTTTTTGCCACACTGCCTTCTTTTAAGGCAACATGCATACGAACTTCTTCTAGTTTATCTTTCCAGTTTTCTGACTTATAACTCATAGTATTATTTATAATATATTCTAGTTCGATGCCTACTCTTCTATGCGAATAACTAGGTTATCTCCCCCTTTGATTAATCTATGGTAACTATTCTTCATGATGTAATAATCCTTTCCGACTGTCAAATCTTCAGGTAAAGCATCATCTTTCTGTAGTTTCCACCCATTTCCACTTAACACATGAACACTTCGATTTTGTTTATCTCTATGCCAAACAAGTTCATCACCTTCTACCGTATGTTCAAAAGTTCTAACTTTGAACATTTTACCTGTTCCGTGTTGTTCTAAAATCTCTTCTTTATATGGTTTAGTCATCTAATCCAGGATAAAAATTATCGTTCTTTTCTTTGTAACCATAAAAACTGCCTTCTTTTACAGGTGTGGGTATTAGTCCTTGTACCCAATTGTCTGCGACATCTTCTGCATATGATTCACTATGAGCATGAACTTCTCGTGTTTCCACAAATTTTTTATCTTCATAAAGGTCTACTTCAAATCCTTTATTGTTTTTAAAAACTTCTGCATATCTATTTTCGTATGCGTATGTATGGTATAGTTTGTTCATGATATAGGTATATAGGTTTTACCAGAAAAAGTCTCCACCACCACTTAAACCTAGTTGTTTTGCATAGTGTGGTAGTCTGCAAGCCCAATATCCTGCTGTTGTTTTGTCTGTTTTATTTTTGCAATCATGTCTTGCCGCAAATGAGTCAGCAGCTTTTTTGTTATTGATTTTGACTTTAAGACCTGTTGTATCACCCCATGTGATTTTCTTTATTTTGTCTCCGTCTTTTACATAGACATAATATTTTTTAGGACCACCAACTTTAGGTGAGTTGAGTTCTGGTTCTTTTTCATCTTCTTCAAACATAGGGCAGTCTAAAGGCACTAATTCACCTTCATATACTTCAAATGACCCTACATCAGTTTCTAAGATGTTTTTATCAACTTCTGTTAGTGTATATTTGTTTTCTGATACTAATCTTCTTGCCTCGTTGATGCATTCGAAATACATCATAGAACCGAGTCTAAATGGATTGTCTAAAAGATTAGTTTTATTGGATTGCATTGCATCTAGGGTTTCCTCGATTGCAACCTCTTTCAATGTTTTCATAATTATTTGTCTATTACTTCAAATTCTTCATTTGCAGGATAACCTTTTAATGGATTACCAAACACATCTTTAAAGTTTTTCTTTGCTCTCACTTGTTGTTCGTGAAATGCTTTTTCGGTTTCTTTAATGTATGCTTCTTCTGACTGACCTGGTGTATCTGCTTGGTATTTCTTTCTGATATCATCTGTTCCTAATTCACAAACACCATCATCAGATACATTACCTTTACCTGGCATCATTTCTTCACCAAACTTTAAGAATAGTTTACCTTTCTCTTGTGACTTATCAGTCACTTTATGGCCAACCATTGAACCGATAGTGTTAATCATACCAAGACCTTTCTCGGGATTTCTACTATACTCTTTTTCTAATCTGTCTGCAACCTTTTTAGTAATCAATTTAATGATATCTATAGCTGAAGTGACTAGTTTACCTTCATTGACTTCACTTTCTTGCGGCAAATTCTTTAAAGAATCTACACTTTTCTGCAGTTCCTCATTCTTATTCTTATTTTTTCTATCATAGTCTTTAATCGACTTCTTTGCAGACTTCATCATTGCTTTTTGATGTGCCTTTTGTTGAGACTGATTTCTCTTTCTCATTACATCTGAATGTCTTTCTTCTATAGATTCACCTCTGACTTTATCTGCAAGGTCTTTATCTGCCTTACCCCATGTGCCTGAACCTTTAGTAATAAAGCTGTTTACTCTTGCATGTCCCCATTGCTCAGGAGTTGTGCCAGGTCTATGACCAGTTCTCCATGCAGCGACACCTCTTTTGTATACTTGTTTGAGTATACCCATAGATATGCCTGTTTTGTCGGCTTTCTTTTTGAGTGACTTATCGGCAGCACCTTCTTCTTCTAATTCAACTTCTTCTCGTTGTGCTTCTCTCTGTTTTTGCATCAACTCATTTTCTTTTTCTTTCTCGTCTTCTGCCTTTTGTTTGTCGTTTTCTTTTTCGTGTTTCTGTTTTAACTTTTCGACTTCTCTTTCGTGTTTGTCTTTTTGTCTATCTTGTTCGTCTGCTTGGTTTGCTTTCAATCTTGCAGCGGCAACTGCATCTTCACCGAACATTTTTTTGAATTTCTTTGTGTGTTTTGAGGGTTTTGTTTTTGCTTGTGCATCACCTGGAGCAGGTTCATATGCACTAGAATCATCATCGTCTTTCTTTGCACCCTTTTCGAAGTGCCTTGCTCTATCTTGTTTAGTAGACTTTGCAAGTTTATCATCACCTTTCTTATCGAAGTATTTCTTAGGTTGAGTTCCGTCGCGAGTTTTCACATCTTTATCTTGTGCTACTTTCTTTGCCTCGGCGATATTTTGGTCTAATATATCCATAATAACTATTTATCCTTTTTTCTTCAGTAATAATTCGTATTCTCTCCAAGAAGTTGCCTTCTTGTTACCAGGAAATTTAGATGACCAACCTTGTAGATAACTATAAAGTTTTGATGCCTTTGCATCTAAGGATTTTATATCATCATCGTTTGAGACTTCTATAAAGTCTTTCTTAAAGATTCCTCTGAATTGTTTTAGATTCTGTTGAGCTGAATCCCAATCACCCTTTACAATTTCAGGTGGTAATTTTCTTGCTCTCTTTTCATTTCGTTTTTGTGAATTGTCTAATGATGCATTGACATATATCATTTTGTACTCATACCCCAATTCATCTAACATCTTCTTATAGTTTACAATTTTAGATGATTTAGCACTGGTAGTATCAAATATAAGACCAAGTCTACCTTCAATATATCTATCCATTGCATTACCTGTAATCTTTTTTGCCTTGGCACGGATGCCATCTCTGACATTTGAATCAATATTTCTTAAATCTAGGGATAATCCTGCTTTCTTTAGACCTGATTCAAAAGCAGTATCAGTATTGACAAGTTTTAACCCCAATGCTTTCAGACCTAGTTTCTTAACAACAGTAGATTTACCTGAACCAGGACCTCCCATTAAGAACACTGCTTTGAATGTTCCTGGGTCATAGACTCCCTCGTCTATTAAGTCTTCTATCATATAGTCTGGTAGTGTTGACTCAACAATACCCATACCTTTACGAATATCTTTGTATAGATTCTCTATATCTTTTTTGTTTCTTGTAGGAACTCCTTTAGAGAATGCTTCAAAATCACCTTGTTCTGCCAAGGCACGGAGTTTTGATGCACTCATTCCTGAAACATCATCGGCATCTGGGTCTCTTTCTCCTGCAGATACTATTTGTATATCATCGAACTTATAATATCCATGTCTTGCTTTGACACCATTGTATTTCTTTAACAACATCTCAAACTCTTTGACTCTATCTGAACCAACGACCATTTTTACTCTGTTGTAATTTTGTTTCTGTAGTTCATTACATATATCGAATACAGTTCTTGCAGCGACATTTGCAACTATTCTACCAAAGAATTTTTGAAGGTACTTAATCTTGTCTTTATGTGATAGTGGATTTTTCTTGGGGTCATTTGAATGTGATGTGAATAACATGACTTGATACCCACCACTTGATTCTTTTTTAAGTTTGTCTACTAACTTTGCATGACCTGTAGTTGGTGGATTGAAACGACCAAAGGTGAATACTACACCTTTATCTTTTCCTTCTTTTAAAAATGAACTTAATTTTTTCATTACTTATCCCAATTCTTTTGTGCAGTGAAGTTATTGTATGCAAACTCCATTCTATCTACTAATTTGACTGCACTTCCTGTTTTATCTATTGCAACATAACCTTCAGGATTTACAACTTCAAAACCTGTTGCAGTCTTTTTGAAAGTTCCTATACTCTTTACTCTATTTAGGGCAACAATGATTATCTGTTTTGCAACAACAAGACCTTCCATAAACTTAGTTAGATTAGTAATGAACTTGTTCAATGCACGAAGTTCGTTATACAATTGTTCACCAATCTCTCTCTTAATCTCTTTAGTCTTTTCCATTTTAACTTTGCCAACTACTTTATCTCTCCAATAGTTTTCAAAGTGTTTCATATATCCTGCATATGTTGGTTTAAAAGACCCACCTCTTATTTGTGCATTACAGTATGTCTTGTAAGATGCACCTGCACCCTTTTGATTTATTGTTGACTGTAATTCCATAAACTTCTGTAAGTCTTTCTTAGTGATACCATGAAATGATTTACCAACTCCTGATAAGACCTGTGTAAGTTTAAGTGTTTCTTTTGCAGTCATTGTGGAGTTTCCAGACACATCTTTATATGTTGCATCATCTACCCATACATCTGATGAACTACCTAGACTTGATGTATTTGCACCAAAACTGGCACCTAAATCTTCGATTGTAGAACCACTGTATGTAGTATGAAATACAATTCCCATTTTAGAACTTGCAATAGTTTTACCCAACTTAGAGTTTATATCTACTGCATACATGATTGTATTTGGTTGAAATGTAATGAATGATTTACCATCTATCTTAGTCATTTTCTTATCGTTGGTGTACATCAAATCACCTTGCATGATTGTATTCCAAGATAACTTAGATAGATATTTAAATGATGTTAGAAACTTTTCTTTTAATTGACCTGAGAGTTCAGATGCATCGTTGATTTCTTGTTCTGAAGTATAGAATAATGGTGTCTTATTGAATAGTGATTTCTTTGCAACGAAGAATTGACTTGTCTCTGGATGTTTTCCACAAAAGATTGCAGGTGCACCATCCCATTTAACAGTCATGTTTACAGAACTGTTAGAATTTCCTTTCAACATGTCTCTTAAACCTTGTAGAAAGTTTATTGCACCACGACCAC